GAAAACCCATCTCTCCGAGAAAGTTTGCCGGTGATTTAAGATTTCCACTACCGACCTCATAGACAGCCGCACGCTATGACCACAAATTTTTCACATCACGCAAGAGGGGTTTGACAATTCAGGAGAGAGGTACAATGCCGAAGAGTATTGAAATGACACCTTTTCAACAGTATATTTATAAAAGTAAATATGCTCGGTGGCTTCCCGAGAAAAATCGTCGGGAAGATTGGCCGGAAACAGTCCACAGATACATTGACTTTATTTCTAAAAAAATCCCAGAGGACATCAGGGAAGAGACCAGCAAGGAGCTTGAAAATGCAATCCTGAACATGGAAGTTATGCCCTCGATGCGAGCTATGATGACCGCAGGGAAAGCGGCAGAGCGCGATGAAGTCGCAATATTCAACTGTTCTTACATTGCTATTGATGACCCGAGAGCATTTGACGAGGCTGTTTACTTATCTATGTGTGGAGTAGGGGTGGGATTTTCCGTTGAGCGCCAATGCATAAACCAACTACCTACCATTGCTGAAAACTTTTATCAAGAAGATACCACCATCAAGGTCAGGGACTCAAAAATTGGATGGGCAACAGCCTTCCGTCAATTGATAGCCTTGCTCTATGGGGGGCTTATACCAAAGTGGGACCTCAGCTCCTTGCGTCTGGCAGGTGCTTTACTTAAGACATTTGGTGGTCGGGCGTCTGGACCGGAGCCACTTGACCGTCTTTTTAAATTCACTGTTCAACTTTTCAGGAATGCCGCAGGAAGAAAACTTACCAGTATTGAATGTCATGACTTGATGTGTATGATTGCAGATGTTGTGGTCAGCGGTGGGGTAAGACGTAGCGCCTTAATTTCCTTCTCCAATCTTTCTGATGACCGTATGCGAAACGCCAAGACAGGACAGTGGTGGATTGAGAATCCTCAGCGAGCACTGGCCAACAATAGTGCAGTCTATACGGAAAGGCCAGAAATCGGGGTATTCATGCGGGAGTGGTTATCTCTTTACGAGTCCCGTTCCGGCGAGCGAGGAATATTCAATCGTGAAGCGGCTAAAAAACATATTGCCGCCGCAGGAAGACGTAAGTGGAAGGATATAGATTTCGGTGGGAATCCTTGCATGGAGATACTTTTAAAAAGTACAGAAACTTGTAATTTGACTGAGGTTGTAACTCGTCCAAACGATACCAAGAAAATCCTTAAGGATAAGATTTACAAGGCAACCATCTTGGGAACACTCCAATCTACCTTCACTGACTTTCGGTACCTTCGTAAGGCATGGCAAAAAAACGCCGAGGAAGAACGGCTATTGGGGGTCAGCCTGACCGGAATCATGGACAATAAGATTACATCCACCAATGATTCCCACCTTGAGGCTTTACTTGATGAGCTACGCCTATATGCTATTCAAGTCAATAAGGAGTGGGCGGAGAAGCTTGGAATAAGCCCATCGGCGGGAATAACCTGCGGAAAACCTTCCGGCACTGTGTCTAACTTGGTTAATGCCTCCCCAGGAATGCACGCTCGCCATAGCAAGTATATTTCTCGGGCGGTACGGGAGAATCGCACAAGTCCCATCTCTGTATTTCTCAAAGCAGCAGGAGTGCCATGGGAGCCAGAAGTATCAAAACCTAACGATGTTGATGTGTTTTATTTTCCGTTGGAGTCCCCCGAAGGGTCGGTAACTCGGGATGACCTTGCAGCGGTCCAGCAGCTTGAGGTTTACCTCACCTACAAGCAGCATTGGACTGAACATAACCAAAGCTGCACAATTTCCGTTCGGGAGCACGAGTGGCTTGATGTGGGCTCATGGGTCTTTAATCACTTTGACTCTATCTGCGGGGTTTCTTTCCTTCCTTTTTCCAATTCAGTATATAAGCAAGCCCCATACACTGAACTTACTGAGCAGCAGTACCTTGATGCAGTTGCCAAGATGCCGGTTATCGACTGGTCTAAGCTGGTGGAGTTTGAGAAGGAAGACCATACCACGGCTATGAAGGAATATGCGTGTTCGTCGGCAACTGGGTGTGCTTTGTAGTGTTGGGATTTGTGAACCATAGAATTTGGTATTAAAGGGTGCTATGGAATACAATTTTAACAACTCTAAACTAATATGTGGTATCTACCGAATCTTTCTGATTGGGACAGAACATAGTTATGTGGGTCAGGCTAAAAACATCAAGGTTAGGTGGCGGCAACACAGGTGGGGTCTGTTGAAGGGAGTAAACAGGGCTGTTAGGCTTCAAAGAGCGTGGAACAAGTACGGTGAAGACGCTTTCCAGTTTGAGATTCTTGAGGAGTGCTTGTGTGAACCTAACATTCTCCTTCTAAGAGAGCAACATTGGATGGACAAGCTTCGGGCGTATAAGGCGGGATTCAATTCTACCCCTCATGCTGGATTATCAACCTTTGGCATGCGGTTTTCTCCTTCAACAAGAAAGAAACTATCTGAAAAACGAAGAGGTAGGGTAACCTCAGAACAAACTAGATTAAGGCTTAGCCAAAAGATGAAAAATCGGGTATTTTCTGAAGAGCATTTGAGGCATTTGGCAGAAGCCGGACGGCGACGTATGTTGAATTCTCCAGACCGTAATAAACTTGGAGAATGGTCCAAGAATCATCCGCAGATAGGAGCAGCCAACGCTTTTTATGGTAAACATCATTCAGAAGAAACTAGAAAGATTATCTCGGAAAACCATATTGGTAAAAACCACTCAGAAGAAACCAAGGAGAAAATCCGGCAAGCACATTTAGCTAGAAGCACCCCCACCCTTGTTTGAGTGTTAGAAAACGGAGGAAACAATGGAAAGCATCCTCAAGTTCACAACGACTTTTACGGACAAGACGCAGGAGGTGCAGGAGCTTCACGTGAGCGACATCCCGAATCCACAGGCATTGGACGCATTTGTCATGCAAGCGTTGAACCAGTATGCCAACATCGGTCTGGTCAAGAAGCTGGTGCAGGAGAACAAGTATGTTCTCATCCCCTGCGGCCAGATTGCCCGTGTCGAGGTTGACTTGCCGTCGATTGCCATCGCTAGCGCCTTGGATGTCAAGGCGCTAGGGCAGGTGGCAGACCACGTTAAGCCCATGAGCCAAGCGGCAGACTATGTGCGGCGGATTTCCTAATCTTCGTACCAAAACCCCCTACCACACCCACCCCAATATGGACTTTAAGGAATAATTCCTTAAAGTCCATCCGCACGATGTATACTATAGGTGAGTGGTATTATATCTATCTGACGAGGTGATGCCTTGAAATCAATAAACGAGCCTCCCATTAAAGATTTCAGAGAAGTTGGTTTGCTGTATCCCTTTGCCTGCGACTTGGACGGAGAGAAGCACTGGCTATGCGTCAACGATATGCTGGAGATGCGCTTGTCCCATCCTTACTGGGACCCGATGGAGCACTTTCTTGACTACCTCAAGGAGCTTAACGACATTGGCGACCTCTATGAGGTCACCCTGCCCAAGCTCCGCAGGCAGCTCACACAGTCCAGTATTGTGACAGCGCAACGCAAGAAGGATGGTGTGTGCCTCCAGTGCGGTGCCAAAGGCACACCGGGGTATCCCCATTCCCGGTCTTGCAAGAATAATCCCAACAAGGACGAGGAAGACGAGTATTAGACGATATAATCTCAAGGAGGAACATGCGAAGATTTGCAGAAAACGACAAGGTGACATTGGTTAATTTAGGCGCTTCTTATTCCGACAAGGAATATCGGGCAATCATCAAAGGTCTTTCCGTGGAGGAAATACTTCCTGCTGCAAGAATCTGGATTGTGGAAATGGTGGACAAGCTTGACCCGGCAACCTACGGGTATAGTCACTGTACGATGCCTGAAGCATGTATTCGCCTCGGCTGGAAAGATTAAGGTTTCATGAAGACGAGTATTAGGTAGGAGAACCCCAAGGAGGCTTATGTCCTGTGTCGTAGGAGTGGTATCTGAAGGCAAGGTGTGGATGGGGGCGGACAGTGCTGCTTCGGACGGTGAGGATATGCTTTCCCTTGTCAACCGTAAGATATTCTTCAATGGTCCCCTATTGATTGGCTGCGTCGGTTCCATCCGCATGACCCAACTTATCCAATACAAGCTTTTTGTCCCAGAACCTCCCAGTATGGTGGTCGGGGACCGTGACCTTATGAGATATATGGCCATTAGCTTCGTGGACGCCGTAAGGAAGGTATTCCAAGCCAACGACTTCTCGTTAATCCATGACGACCACTCCACTGAGGGCGTGTCTCTCATCGGATACCGTGGTCACCTTTTTCGTATGGAGGGGGACCTCCAGATAGTGGAGAGGGTGGATGGATATGAGGCAATAGGCTGTGGGAGCCCCTACGCCCTCGGCTCCCTGTTCGAGAGCGGGAAGGAAACACCCTTCATGCGGGTGACTAACGCCCTGACCGCATCGCACCACTTCAGCGCCCACGTGCGGCCGCCGTACAAGATTATGAGCGGGGACGACATCGGTAAATAACCGGCGCAATAAGTCAACTATAAGGCTCAGAAATAAGAAGTCACATAGATTCTCCGTTGTGTTTTTTCAGATACTCTATTGCTTTCAGCAATGTTGATATATTTTCTTTGAAATTACCAATCCCAGCGTTGCAGTTCATACAAAGCAGTTCACGGGGGTTACCGGTGGTATGATTGTGGTCCCCACATAGCTTTCTTTTATCTTTGCGGCCACAGATAACACAGACCTCATTTTGTTTTTTCATCGCGTCGTTGTATAAATCTATGTTCCACCCGGTGCGTTTCAAGGAGCATATATAGTTGGCGCTGTTTTGACATTTACGACATAGAGACTGTACTTTGAAACGCCTTGTGTTGTGCTTGGTGAACTTGGTTATATCCATCTCCCCACACGAGCAGCCACGGAACTCACGGTCTATCCATTTTCCCATAAAATCCTCCTACTTAGGAGATGGTAGTCAAAAAATAATCAAATTTTTTAACTTTTGGTGGTATTATATAGAAGTAGGGAGATTGTCATGAATATGGCCACTCACATCACTCTAGGCGACATTGAAGCAGTAGGTATAGCCGAAGCCGCCGTCGTGTGTGAGGGAGGCGATACGTCGCCTTCGGGAGGGTTGGGATAGAAAATCCTAATTTTGAATCCCGAAGGCACCTAGAAAGCTTAGGTGCCATTTTTGTTTTACAGCACATTTGTTCCGGTGCGGCGAGTGGCTAAGCCAGTTGCCTTACAAGCAACCAATTCGGGGGTTCGAGTCCCTCCCGGAACACCAAAATTGGATATGCCCCGATAGCTTAGTGGCTTCAAAGCGCCACCTTCACACGATGGAGAACACAGGTTCGAGTCCTGTTCGGGGCACCAAGTAAGTCCGCTGAGGTCCAGCGGCAGGACACCGGCTCTGACACGCCGGTCAACGTAAACAGGGGCTGCGACAATGCCCCCACAAGATTTAAGTCTTGCCTTGTGGCGGCGAAAGCCGCAGCAGCCTGTGGAAAGGCTGTAAATAGAGAGGCATCCAAGACTGGCTCGTCCCGTTCGATTCGGGATATAGTGTCTCTGGGGAATAGTAGGCCAGTCCACAAGGCGAGTTTTTTAGCGGGAATAGCTCAGTTGGTAGAGCGCAACCTTGCCAAGGTTGAGGTTTCACGGGTTCGAACCCCGTTTCCCGCTCCAAGTTTGGGCCTGTAGCTCATTTGGCAGAGCGCCTGTTTTGCAAGCAGGAGGCGAAGGGTTCAAATCCCTTTAGGTCCACCAAGTTTTAGGCATACTTAGACATTCCTCGTGATTGTCTTCCGTTGCCTTTGTTACGACCGCAGAAAGTTGGAGTTTGGCTGGTGCAGTTAGGGCATAATAGACGTACATTGTTTGGTTTGCTGTCTCCAGCGTTTCCATCTATGTGGTCTACAACCATGGTGATGGGTTTGTCGCACCAAATAGGAGGAAGTCCACAGATTTCACATCTGTTTCCTCTTTTTTCAATGAGGATGTTACGGATGGTGCTCCTTTTGGTTACTTGACCTAACTCAAACCTTTTTACGGCCTGAGAGTAGAGCGACCCCCTACTTACCGGCTTAGGTTTCTTTGGTCTTTTGGTGTTTGTTATCGTTGCAGAGCACGAGCTAGAGCAGTAAATGTTTGTAAAGCGTTTATTGTATGAAATAGGTTCTTGACAGCATAAACATCTTTTAGGGTTGAGCAGGTACCTAGCCTCATTTTTAGCTGTTCTGCTTACATTACTGCAAGATAGGGAACAGTAAGTGTATCTGGTTTCTCTTTTGCAGATTAAGCAGTTATTCATGCAGTTTTTGGCGGGACTGATGTTAATGGCAGCATGTCACCCTTCCAAGGTGAACGTACCGATTCGACTTCGGTGTCCCGCTCCAACCTCCTAATTAGGGGGTCGAAAGTTAGTTTTCGTTAGGTTTTGCGGGTATGGTATATTGGCTGTGCCCAACCTTCCCAAGGTTGTGAAACGGATTCGATTTCCGTTACCCGCTCCAAGATGTAGTCGCTCCAAGGGCTGTCGAAGCTGACGAGCGGCGAGGTCTCGCAAACAGGGACCCCGAGTAAGGGGGGCTGTGGTGGTCTCCCCGAAACGGGTCCCTACGTGGCGGGACCTGCGGATGACTGACCTAACCAGTCGGTTGTCCCAAATTTTTGTGGGCTCGTGGTGTAGTGGGAGCACGTATCGCTGGCAGCGATAAGGTCGGGAGTTCAAATCTCCCCGAGTCCACCAAGTTTGGCTGGTAGTACTATGTCAGAGGCACCGTTATGGTGTGGGCTATCAACGGCTCATGGGTGGAATTCCCACGGGGCTACCAGCCATTATTTTATGGGCGGCGTGGTCTGTGTTGCAACACAGATGCACTAACGGGCGTGCTCCATGTACAAGGGTACGCTAAGCGTAACATGCCGCCCACCAAGTTTGCTGCTGAATAGAGAAGGCAGACGAAGTTGATTTTACTGTCCTGAGTTCAGCAGCCAAGTTTTGGCGGTCCATGCTCGCAGAGGGTGTGGGTGCTGGGTTGAGTTGGGTAAAGTAGGGGCTCCGTTTTATCAGGGTACCAAGTTCTGAGAGGAGTCAAAGCTATCCCGGCGTTACCCGCCAAGAGTTTAGGGTATGTGGAGCAGTTGGAGTGCTCGCCACTCTGTCACAGTGGAGACCGGGGGTTCGAGTCCCCTCATACCCGCCATTTGAAATGTGCCCATAACTCAGCGGTAGAGTGCCATCTTGACAGGGTGGAGGCGGTAGGTTCGACTCCTACTGGGCGCACATTGATAGACTTTTGAGTATCTATATAAGAGGTGCTCAGGGTCTATGCTCTATACGGTCTACAAGACGACTAACCTTGCCAACGGCAAGTACTACTTTGGCGTCCACAAGACCGATAACCCAAATGATGACTATCTTGGGTCGGGGAAGTATATTAAAGCTGCTATAGCCAAACACGGTGAGGCGGCCCTTAAGAAAGAGGTTTTGTTTATCTACCTCGACGCTGAATCAGCGTTTGGTAAGGAAGATGAGCTAATCCAAACTTGGCGTGGTCGAGACCCACTGTGTATGAACTTGAGGAAGGGTGGCTCAGGTGGGTTTGACTGGATAAATAAAAAGCTCAATCAAGAATGGAGAAAGAGGGCAGCACAGACAACAAATATCCACATCTTCAAACGTCGGGAATCGGATATTGAGTATAAGAACTTGGATGTTGCTCGTAGGAGAAGAAATTTTCTGTCCCTTTCTAGCGAATGGTATAAACAACGGGGGATGGCGGTTGCTAAAATAGGATGTGCAGCAGCGGCAAAAGTGAATTTCAAAGCGCAAGAACATGAGCTAGTTTTAAAATTATATAAGCAAGGAATCTCGAAAAGTCAGATAGTTCGTCAAGTTGGCGTTGCAAAAAGCTCTGTTTTCTTGTGGATTAAACAAGCTTTGTTTTTGGGCGTGTAGCTCATCCGGGAGAGTGCAGCTTTCGCAAGGCTGAGGCGGTGGGTTCGAGTCCCATTACGTCCACCAAATTCGTGGCCCGTTCGTCTAGGGGTAGGACGGCAGATTCTCAATCTGCAAACAGGGGTTCAATTCCCCTACGGGCTACCAAGTTTCAACCCCCGCCATGCTAGGGGGAACACTGCATGACGGGAGGATAGATGTTTACACTGTGGCATTGGTTTTTGAATTTCTTTTTTTGGCTGGTAAACTTGGTAATTTGGGTGATAAAAAACCCGGATGCCTTATTTACTTGGTTTTCCAAATGGGTAGTAATCGGGTGGATGGTGGTTCACACTATTCACTGGGCACGAGTGGAATACGTGAGGCTTTCCATTTCCACCGAGAGAAAGATTGCCAAGATTCGCCAGCCAGTGGACCCGAGTAAGGAGTCGGCTGAGGAAGAAGAGTAGGTATGAAAACGTGCTCTGCTTGCGGATTTAAGGGACGGTGGTTGACCCATTTCTGTCCTGGACCCCCCGGACACGGGATTACTGACCTTGGGAACGGTTATATTTCCGTCGAGACTTTTCCCCTCTATCCGGCACAGGTGGTTGACCTTTCTGAAGCCAAGGAGCGAGATTTTAAGATTAGCACGGATACCCAAGCGGCCAAAGGGGATGGTCTGCAAAACCATTAGTCGTCAGTTCAAATCTGACTCCGTGCTCCAATTTTATGGCCTCATCGTCTAGCGGCTAGGACGGCAGACTTTCAATCTGCAAAGGAGAGTTCGACTCTCTCTGGGGCTACCAAATATGGCGGACAGCACAGGCGTGCAGGCGGGTCCTATAAACCTGAAGTCGCCCTAGATAGGGGTGTCCGGCGTGGGTTCGAGTCCCCGGTCCGCTACCAAATTTTTTGTTGACAAATCATTTTTCAGTTGTATTATGTAGATGAAGACTGGAACACTCCAGTGGTTACAAAAGGGCTAAGGCCGCTCACACTGGGTAGCGGGGGATAACCTGCGGTGTTCCGTTTGGGGGCGTCAGGTTTCGACGGGGACGCTCATTCTCAAGAGGCATGCCGGGGGAGAGCCTAACACCACCCGTAATCGGTAAAGGGCAATGTACTTGCAGAACCACTTAGCATGTACGCTATGGCCTAAAGCGATTTAGGTCACATCCACTCTTCCAGACTCGCATGTAGGAGACCGGATGTCGATATGGCGGGAGTAGTCTTGGCCAAGCTTGTAAGCCAAGGCGAATTACTGAAAGCTAGTCACGGCTCTTGTATCGCTCAGTACCTTGGAGCTGTGGCGAAAAGAAGTGGAACTGAGATAAGCATGTAGTCTCTTGACGGTGAAGTCTTTCGGACGGGGTTTCGATTACCCCCGCCTCCACCAAAATTTTAGAAGGTGTATGAACCTGCTGCAATATCTCGGATGTGGCATGTTTACCTTGGTGATGGTAAGCGTCTTGGGTCTGTGGGTTTACGATTATGTTAAGTATACCAAGCAGTTTTGAACGGGCGTAGTTAAGCTTGGTAAGACTTTATCTCTCTTATATAGAGGAGACACGAAATGGCAAACGCAGAGATGGCACCAACGCCGCAGGGGACTAGGCTGTCCTCTGAACAGTTTGAAAAAGCCGTTCTTGAGTTTCAGAGTAATAAGAATGAGACCCGTGCGGCTGAACTTTGGGGAATCATAGAAAACCACCTATTTCACTCAGTGGTTAGATAATTAAATTTGAGCGGGGTTGACACATTGGTTGCGTCCCGGCTTCCCAAGCCGTGGTTAAGTGAGTCCGATTCTCACACCCCGCTCCAATCTTCCAAAAATCCAGTATTACCTCCCAGAGGAGACAAAATCATGGACCCCATAAAAATTCCAACTGGTTCAGTCGTTGAACTCCGTGAACTTACCCTTGTTGATATTGTGGAGGGCAACGATATGCTCGGGACCGCTCGTATGGTTGACCAAGCGCCTATCACCGTCACGGTGGCCAGCGTTTCGGGCAGTACGATAAAGGACACGGATGGGAATACCTACTCTCTCGTCCCGTGGGATAGCGGGGTATTCTACGGGATATGGAGCGTCCTCACCCCCTAAGATTAATCCGTATGCAGTATTAACCCTCTGGAGGCCAAAACAAATGGAAAAACTTACAATCAATGAAGCATTGTCCGTGAAGAAGATGCTGGTCGAGCGCCACAATGAGCTTGTATCGCTGCGCAACGAGAACTCCGCCGTACGTACCAGCTACCGTGGAATGAAGGGGGACACCCCGGAGACCGTCGTTCCCGTGTACGACATCGTGGCCATGGATACAATCATCTCGAACCTGTCCCGTGAGATGCGCAAGCTTGACATGGCCATCAAGGCTACCAACGCCGTGACACCGGTCAAGGACTACGAGTATGACGACAGTATCCTTGGCGAGCTTGTACCAGCGGTAGGCAAAAGTGGCAGGGGACCCTCTGGTCTGTGTGCCTGTTGCGAGGGGGCTGACGGTCCGTGCGCCTGTTGTGGAAAGACCGGACGAGAGTCCAAGAAATCTAAGAAGAATCGTTAGTTTGACGGGGGCTGATTAGAAGAGTGTGGCTAGTCGGAGCACTTCCAAACTTCCGACGATAAAGATAGTGAGTGAGGAACAATGACAACCTTCGGGTTTTAACCTGCTTCTGTTGATAGTTGTTTCTTGCTTTTTCAGTTGTAGACTTTGTTGTGTCGATGGTTGTTTACCACGCCACTGACTTGTCAGTCCCCGACCAGATTTTTCAGGGTATTACCTTTTATGAAGTTGCCCCTTTCCACAATCGTTTCATTCCTTCTGGACAACCCCCTCCTGACCTTTACCGAGGCTTCCAGGAAGCTGAGGATACCCTACTGCAGAGTGAGGAAGGCGGCCGAGCAAGCCAGCATAGGCGTGATGGACCATCACGCCACGAGGCGGGAGGCTATAGTTAGCCTGATTAAGGCTA